GGGGGCCTATCCAAGCCATCGACTCCTACGACATCGCCAACCAAAACGAAGAAGAGTCGATGTACTCCGGCGGCGATATCGGCAAGGCGCAGTGCATTACCCTGGCCCAACCGACCTGGATAACCGGGGTCGCGTGGGATTTGAGAAAGCAGGGCAGCCCGACCGGCACGATTTACGCCAATCTGTACGCCGTCAGCGGGACGGTCGGCTCGACCGCCGTGCCGACTGGATCGGCCCTGGCCACGGCCGCGCTCGACGTGTCGACGCTGGACGTCGGGTTTGCCTTGGTCTGGTTCGCCTTTGCTTACAAGGCGCCGGCCGGCGGCATCGCGCTAAACGTCGAATACAGCGGCGGCGACATCTCGAACCGGCCGTTTGTCGGCATCGACACCACGTCGCCGGCGCACGGCGGCAATTACGCGGCCAACGGCGGCGCCTGGGCGGCCGCCGCCGCCGTCGACGCCATTTTTTCCGTAATCGGCCGGCCGGCGATATAGGAGGCAAAAATGCTACACTGGCTCACCCTCGACGCTTCCGGCGCCATCGCGTCGGCCTCCCCGACGCCCACGCGCCGCGCCACCGAAATCCGCGACGACAGCGACCCCGAGTTGGCCGCCTTCCTGGCGCCGTCGCCGGAAACCCCCGCCCAGGTCCAAGCCCGCATGTCCGCAGCCATCCAGGCCCGCCTCGACGCCTTCGCCCGCGAGCGACTGTATGATGGCATCCTGTCGCTCTGTACCTACGCGGCTTCCACCGATGCCGCGTTCGCCGCTGAAGGGCAGCGCGGCGTCGATCTGCGCGACGCCACTTGGCGGGCCGCCTGGGCTATCTTGGCCGATGTGCTCGCAGGCGCCCGCGCGGTGCCGACGCTCGAACAGCTTTTTTCCGAACTGCCGGCTTTGGAGTGGGACCAATGATCCTTACGCTGTCCATCGTTTTTTTCATCGTCGGCGCTTTGTGGCGGCGTTGGATGGGTGGTTGGCTCGGCGGGGAGCGGTGGGTTCGCTTCGCCGTTCTGCCCCTTTTGGTGTGGCCCTTCTGGCTGGTGTGGTCGGCGCTTCCCGCGCTGCTCGCGTCGGCTGTGTGCGGGCTGTTCTTCGCGATGGCTCACGAATTCGAGGGGTGGGGCGCGGTTAAGAGGTACGTGCCGTTTGGCCTCGGGTATCCCCTGGCCTTCCGCTTTTGGCGATCGAGTTGGAACTGGCCGCCTTTTGTCGACGGCGGCACCGCGATCGGCGAGCTGTTTTTGGTGGGCACGTTCTGGGCGTGTGTTCCGCTGGTCTTGTGGGGGTGGGTATGATGGAGCGGGCATTGGACCACAGCGCGATAGCCGCGGCGGCGACGGCCAGCATCGTCCCCTGGCTGGGCATCATCAACGGCGTGTTGTCGGCTTTGTTGGCTGCCAGCACTCTCGCCTTCCTACTGTGGCGGTGGCGCCGGCAAGTCCTGCTTGATCGGGCGGAGCGGAATGGCGCGTCGAAGTAGGCAAGCGGACGCGCAGTCGCTCGGTGACTCCGAGCGGCAGATTCGCCTGCTGGAGCGGGCGAAGAAGATTCAGCTTGCGCGGACCAATTTGATCGACTTCGCCGAATTCATGATGCCCGATCCCGAGGATATGGACGACGCGACTCGCTCGCTTTATCGGGCGCAGCCATACCATATGTTGCTGGCCGAGGGGTTGGAGAGGGTCGACCGGGGCGAGTGCCTGCGGCTCGGCATGTCGCTGCCTCCGCAGCACGGCAAGACGCGGTTAGCCTCGGTCAACTTCGCGGCGTGGTACGCCGGCCGGCACTCGCGGCGCAACACCATTTTCGCGGCGTACAACGAGACGTATGCCAGCAAGATCGGCGGGCTGGTGCGGGGCGTCATGCAGTCGCCGCAGTATGCTGCCGTCTTTCCGCACGTTACGCTGGATAAGGGTTCGCGCGCCAAGGACGCGCTCGAGACCTGCGAAGGCGGCCAGCTCAACTTCGTTGGCCGGGGCGGGTCCGGCACGGGATTGCCGGCCGATCTCGTCGTGATCGACGACCCGATCAAGGGCGACAGCGAGGCGAATAGCCCGACGATTATCGAGTCGCTGCACGACTGGTATTCCTCGACGATCTATTCGCGTGTCCGTGCCACAACGGCGATCGTCATCATTCACACCCGCTGGGTTGAGGACGACTTGCTGGGGCGCATGTGTGACCCCGATCACCCCTGGCGGCAGACCGACGACGGCAAGGAAGAGGCGGCGCGCTGGGACTATATCAACATTCCGGCGGTACTCTTCGACGGGCCGATCGCCCAGGCGCTGAACAAAAATCTGGAGATCCCGACCGATCCGCAGGTGGTATCGGCGTTTGGAAAGAAGCCGATGGCGGCGTTGTGGCCGGAGGAATTCAACCTGCGCCATTTGGCGTCGGCCAAGAAGCTTGACAAGAACAATTTCGAGGCGCTGTACCAGGGGCACCCGAACCCCGAGGACGGCGACTATTTCAAGGCGGAAGGGATTGTCGAGTACCAGGCGCAGGACTTGCCCCGGAATCTGCGCATCTACGGGGCGTCGGATCACGCCATCACCGAGAAAAAGAAGAACGACCCCAACGTCATCGGCTGCGTCGGCGTCGATGAGAAGGATCACGTTTGGATCTTCCCTGATTTAGTGTGGGAGCGTATGGAGACCGATCGGATCGTCGAGGAATTGATCGCGATGATGCGCAATCGTCGGCCGCTGCTATGGTGGATGGAAAGCGAAAACATCTCCAAATCGTTTGGCCCGTTCCTCTACAAACGGATGATGGAAGAGAAGGTCTACTGCGCGATCGACGCGCAGACGCCGTCGGCCGACAAACGGGCGCGTGCCCGGGCGATTCAGGGCCGCATGTCGATGAAAATGGTCCACTTCCCCGCGTTTGCGCCGTGGTGGCCGCGGGCGCGGGCGGAACTGCTGAAGTTCCCCCGGGCGACGCATGATGATTTTGTCGACTGGCTGGCGTGGATCGGCCGCGGGCTGATGGCGGAGGTGGCGGCGGACGCGGCGCCGCAGTGCGAGGAGAAGGTGATTAAGGTCGGTTCGATTTCGTGGATCAAGGCGGCATCGGCGCGTGAAGAGCGTCAGAGGAAGATGCGCAAGGCGACAGCGGGGTTCTGACATGGACGAGCAGATGGAAATGCGGCAGAGCGAACCTTCGGGCGATCGTCAGATGCCGGAAGTCGATCCCGCGCGCAAGGCGCTGGTGACGCAGTGGTTGACCAAGGTGCGCGCCGCCGAGAAGTATTGGGAGAAGGACTTCAAGGCGATGCGCCGGGACATGGACCTGGCGCGATTGGGCGCGGATGGTGATTGGGTGGGCGCAGACAATTATGTGGCCAACCTGATCCAGCGGCACGTCAACCAGAAGGTCGCAGCGCTCTACGCGCGTAACCCGCGGGCGCGAGCCAAGCGGCGGGAGCGACTGGAATTCGCGGTGTGGGATGGCGACCCGCAGAGCGCGATGGCGGCGCAGCAGGCGGTGGCCGCCCAGGCGCAGGCCACAAGGGCGGGCGACCCGATGGCGCCGCTGCTGGCGGACCCGCAGTCGCAGGCGATTTTGCAGGACATCGCCGAGGCGCAGGCGCGCATCCGCATGTTGGATCGCATGGGGAAAACGCTGGAGATCCTGTTTCACTACTACCTCGATGAGCAGGAGCCCCGCTTCAAGAAGCTGGCGAAGATGATGGTGCGCCGGGCCATTGTGACCGGCATCGCCTACTTGAAGTTGGGGTTCCAGCGCATCTTGGAGCCGCAGCCGGACATCTCGGCGCGCATCAACGATGTGACCGAGCAGATCTCGGTGGCCGAGCGGATGATGGCGGACGCAGCCGACGGTGTCGACGTCGACCCGGATTCGCCGAACGTCGAGGAACTGCGTTTGCTGCTGGCTGACTTGCAGTCGAAAGAAAGCATCGTCGTGCGCGAGGGGCCGGTGACGCTGTTCCCCGAGTCGACGGCGATCATTCCCGACCCCAAGTGCAAGCAGTTGGATGGTTTCATCGGCGCCGATTGGGTGGCCGAGAAGTTTATCAAAACGCCCGACGAGGTGAAGGAGATTTACAAGGTCGATCTCGGTAAGAACTATCGGGAGCACACGGCCGACACGTTGACCAAGTTCGAAAAGTTCTACGAGAGCGACGAGCCGTCGGCGAAGGACGCGCACAAGGGTCTTTGCGTCGTCTATGAGATTCACCACAAGAAAAATCGCCAGGTGCTCACCGTCGCCGAAGGCTACCCCGACTTCCTGCGCGAACCGGCGGCGCCGCGGCCGATGTTGGAGCGCTTCTGGCCGTATTTGACCCTGACGTTCAACGACATCGCTCACGAGTGCGAACTGTTCCCAAATTCCGACGTGCGCATGCTTTATCCCATGCAGCAGGAGTACAATCGGTCGCGGCAGGGCTTGCGCGAACAGCGCCAGGCCAACCGGCCGAAGTACGTCACGGCGGCGTCGGCCGGCCTGGATCAGTCCGACAAGGATCAGCTCAAGTCACATCCGAACAGTGCCCTGCTGGAAATCAAGGCCCTGCAGCCGAACCAGAAGGTCGGCGACCTGATCCAGCGCTTTCCTACGGTGCCGATCGACCCGGCGCTTTACGACACCACGCCGATCTTTGAGGACGTGTTGCGCACGGTCGGCTCGCAGGAAGCCAATTTCGGGCCGAACAGCGGAGGCACGGCGACGGAAAGCTCAATCGCCGAGTCCTCGCGCATGTCCGTGCAGTCTTCGGACGTCGACAGCCTGGATGACCTGCTGACTGATTACGCGCGGTCGCAGAGCCAGATGATGCTCTCGGAACTGCCCAAGGAGAGCGTTGTCGAAATCGTTGGGCCCGGCGCTGTGTGGCCGGAGGTATCGCCGGAACAGAACGCCAAGGAGATTTGGCTCGAGGTTAAAGCCGGGTCGTCTGGGCGGCCGAATCGGGCGGCGGAGCTGGCTAACCTGGAGCGGGCGGCGCCGACCGTGCTGCAGGTGCCGGGCATCTCGCCGGTGTGGTTCGCCCGGCAGGTGCTCGAGCGGCTGGACGACAGCATCGATGTTTCCGAGGCGATCGTGGAGGGGCTGCCGTCGATCGTCGCCATGAACCAGATGGCGCGGTCGGCCGCTGGCGGGGCGGCGCAGATGGCTACCGGTGACCCGGCGACGGATCCGGCGCAGCAAGGTGGCGCGGGTGGTAAGGTGGCCGACGACCAGGCGAACCGGAACGAGCCGGGGGGTCAGCCCGCATTTCCTGCTTGATTGTTTTGTAGAAAAATGAGAAAGTGCGCTTACTACATGTTCAACAAGACCAGCGTCGAGAAGCGCGGGATTCTTTAATGGAGACGAAATGCCGAATTCGTCAGCGGTAGAGAAGGATCCCGTCGGCCAGGGCAACCCGGTCGACGGGAAAAACGTGGACGGAAAAGAAAAGACTGCCGCGGATCCGTCCCCCGCGGATGGCAAGGGCGAAAAGACGACCGCCGAGGTGCTGGACGAAGTTTTAGCCGCCAGCAAGCCCGGCGCGGAGCAGGCGCCCGACTCCGAGACAGGTCAGGAAGGCCCCGACGGGACCGATAAGGCGGCCATCGACGACAAGTCGAAGGGCGCCGAGGAGGAACTGCCGGACGAAGTCACCGAAGACGAACTGAAGGCGCAAAAGCCGAAGACGCAAAAGCGGATGCGGCAACTGCTCGCCCAGCGGGACGAATACCGTGAGATCGGTACGCCCGAGGAGGTCAAGCAGTTCAAACATTCGCACGAGCAGTTCACGCGGATCACCGCGTATATCGAGGAAGCGGGCCTCGTCTCGGAAGAGGTGAGCACCGGTTTCGAGATCATGCGGCTGATGAAGCAGGAACCGCTCAAGGCGAGGGAAGCGCTGCGGCCGTACATGGCTCGGCTCGAACAGATCGCCGGCGAGGTTTTGGCACCGGAACTGGCTGAGCGAGTCAAGCAGGGGGCGATCGCGGAAGAGGACGCCCGGCAGCTGCAACGGTCGCAGTCGAGGGAAGCGCTTGCGCAGGCAGCGGCGAAGCGAGCGGCGGACAAGGCCGAGAGCATTCAGCAGCAGACGCAGACGCGGACGAACACGCTGGAGGTTCAGCAGTCTGTCTCCTTGTGGGAGCAGAAGTGGCGGGCAGCCGACCCTGACTATAAGGCCAAGCAGCCGCGAGTACAGAAGGAAATCAAGCTCGCTGTTCTTGAGCTGGGGCATGTGCCTTCCGCCAAGGAAGCCGTCGCCATCGCCCAAAAGGCGCTCGACGAAGTCAACGCGGAGTTCAAGGCTCTTCGGCCCAGCAAAAAGGACGCGATCGATCCTCCGGTCTCCGGCGGCGCGGCGCCAGACGCGCAGCCCGTGCCGAAGACGACCCTGGACGTCGTGAACCAGGCGCTTCGGGCATCGGCCGCGCGGTGATCCAACCATCCGCGTAGAGGACAACCATCATGCCTTTTACCGCTCTCGAACTCGAAAACATCGCCAACGCGGTGATCGATTTTCACATGGACCAGGGCAAAATCTGGTCGCAGACCATTCAGGACAAGCCTCTTCTGAAGGCTATGGAGTCGGCCAAGAAGACCTTCCCCGGCGGCAAGGAGAACATCACCGTCCGGGTGAAGGGCACGTACACCACGGACATCGAAGGGTACTCCGAGGATGACGAGGTGTCCTACGGCAACCCGGCCAACATCAAAACCGCGAGTTTCCCGTGGAAGGAGTGGCATTCCGGTATCAAGGTCACCATGACCGAGCTGAAGAAGGACGGCATCTCCGTCAACGACAGCACGACCGGCAAGAACACGTCCGAGCACAGCGGGCGCGAGAAGACCGCCCTGGCGAATCTCCTCGAAGACAAGGTCGAGGACATGGCCGAAGGCACCGCCCGTGGCGAGAACCTGATGTACTGGCGCGACGGCACCCTGGATTCCAAACTGGCCCCCGGCGTGCGGTCGTTCATCCTGGACAACCCCGCTTCGGCCACGGTGGTCGCCGGCATTGACCAGTCGACCAACACCTGGTGGCGGAACCGCTCCAACGTGAACCTGGCGGCGGCCCTGCTGACCGGCGGCGCGATCAACGTGGCCACGCCGGCCAATCAGTTGCTCGTCACGGCGCTGCAGCGCGAGATGCGTCAGCTTCGCCGGTATGGCGCCCCCAAACACCTCGCCCTGGCGGGTTCCGACTTTCTGGACGCCTTCGAGCAGGAGCTTCGCGCGAAAGGCAACTACACCCTGGACGGTTGGTCGAAGAGCGGCCGGATCGACGCCAGCGTGGCCGATCTCGCCTTCAAGGGCGTCAATCTGGAGTACGACCCGACTCTCGACGATGAGGGGCTGTCGAAGTACCTCTTCCTCCTCGACACCAAGCACATCTTTCCGATGATGATGGAGGGTGAGGACAAGAAGCGGCACGCGCCGGCCCGGCCCGAGAACCAGTACGTCATCCATCGCGCGGTGACGTCGACCGGCGGTCTCGTCTGCCGGAAGCGCAACAGCTCGGGCGTGTACTGGATTTCGTAGTCCAGGCGTCGGAAACAGAGAATAAGGAATTTTGTTATGTCTTTCGATGTTGTGACCACTTCCCTCGCCTCCGCCGTCGCGTCGGCCGGGACCATCACGCTCGCCTACCCCACCGGCCGCAGCGCCGGCGACTACACCGGGGCGCACGCGCACAAGATGTATGCGATGGGTGCCAACTTCGCGGCCCCCAACGACTTCACCGTGGCTTTCGGCGCCACGATCGTCGTGACCTACAACGGTTCAACGACCATTCCCGCCGGAACCACGGTTCGCTTCCAGTTCGATCAACTCGGCAGCGATGACGGCGTCAACGAGGTGATCCTGCCGAACAACCTGGTTCCCGCCCGGTTGCACCTGATCGACCTGGGCGCCCCGATCACTCTCGATGCCGACGGCCTGATCAAGGCGGCCACCAGCACCGAGTTGCCCGACACTGAGACCGTGACCTACACGATCGCGACGGCCGGCACGTCGCCGCTCGACGGTGCCAGCCAGACGTGGGTGCTGGACGCCCCTCGCAATATCACCGCGACCGTCACTCACGACTCGTCCGTTGTGGCCATGACGATCAAGGTGACCGGCAAGGACGTTTTCGACGTCGAGATGTACGAGGAGCTGTCCATCGCCGCGACCGGTACGTCGCAGACGGCGGCTGGTCTCAAGGCGTTCAAAGAGGTAACGTCGGTGGCGATCACCGCCGCGGCCGATGCGGAGGCCAATACGCTGAACCTCGGATGGGGCGACGTGCTGGGCCTGCCGGTCTACGTGCCGGACGCCAGTTACGTCGTGGCCGAGATGGAAGATGGCGTGTGCCTGCCCCGCAAGCCGGGATACGTCTACATCCCGTTCCACTACGGCGCCACGCAGATCAATGCCGGGACCGGGTGGTTCATCAACTCCCCGGTGGCGGGCCGGATCGTCGAACTTCGTACGGCGGTGGAAATCGCTTTCACCACCGGCGGGGCCGTCACCGTGAACGTTGGGGCCACGCCTGTTGACGGGCTTTCCGTCACCATCGGCACCGAGGCCGCCGACGAGTTGGACTCCGATACGGCCACGGCGGGCCACGCTTCCGCCGTTGTCGCCAAGGGGGATCTCATCACGATCCTTGGCGCGTCAGGGTTTGACTCGGCGGGCGCAATCAACGGTGTGCTCGTCATCGCGGTCGATCCCGACGACCAGATGGACGGCACGTTCGTTGCCGGCGTCACCAGCAAGGCGACTGCGACCACGGGCGACGTTCGTGGCACCTACGACGCCACGACGGCCTGCGATGGTTCCACGTCGTTTGCCCTGCTGGCCATGTTGGCCGACCCGGGCAACCGCGGCGTTCCGCAGTACGCGGCCTAGCACTCAACCGGTCGGGAGGGGGTCGCCGCCCCTCCCGACCCCTTCTTCCAGGCAGAAAGGATAACGACGCATGGATTTTTATAATTGCAAAGTTCGCCTTGGCGGCAACGTGCTGAATGAGGTTCGCCTGTCTGACGTTCCAGCCCCCGAAATCCTGATTCTCAAATACATCCACGGTGGTGACGCAGTGGTGGAATTGGAGAAGAGCAAGGGCGGCCAGATCGAGCACGAGAAGGAGCGGGCCCGCCTGGAGGACAAGTATGGTCTTGTCCTGGCCAAGCGGGAACTGACCTTGAACGCGATTTTCGGGCCGCCGCACCAGGATCTCCCGATCCATGTGAACGGTGGCAAGGCGGCGGCTGACGACGGCCGGCGCAAGCGGACCCGGGCGCCGATGCCCGACGAGATCGCCGAGACCGGCGAGGAATCCGCCAGCATCCTCGGATAGTGGGAGAGTTGAATGGCCCGGGGTACGCAACTGCAATCGCTGGTTAGCCAGCTCCGGGCCGAGACTCGCGACAGCTCCAAGGTCTCGGTCGGCACCGATGCTGAGGATAATCTGAAGCAAATCCTGCGGCGCACGCAGGAAACGCTCTATGACGACCACGACTGGAAATTCCTTCAATTCTATGTCTCGAAGGACCTGGCGGCCGGGCAGCGGTACTACGACATGCCCGATGGGCTCTCCGACGCGCGTATCACCGATGTCGCTGTCGAGTGGAGCGGCGAGCCCTACCCGATCGAGCAAGGCATTGGTTTCCAGGAATACGCTGAATACGACAGTGATGGCGACGAGCGGTCGGAGCCTGCCTTGCGCTGGGACTGGCGGCGTACGAGCGAGACGGCTACGCAGATCGAGGTGTGGCCGATTCCCTCGACCAACACGCAGAAACTTTGGTTCCGGGGCATTCGTAACCTCAACCCTCTGGTGGCGAACACCGACCGGGCGACCCTTGACGACACACTGATTGTGCTTTTCTCCGCCGCCGAGATCCTGGCGTCGCGTGATGCCAAGGACGCCAAACTGAAGCTGGCCGCGGGCCAGGGGCGGTTGGCGTCGCTGCTCAAGCAAACGTCAGGGCTGCATCAGCCTTTCGCCATTGGCGGCGGGGATGCTCGGCGTTCGATGCGCGGGCACACGATCATTCGGGTGCGCTGAATGAGCTACGTCGTCGTCAAGAACTTTAAAGCGGGTCTGGACCGGCGCGGGTCGCAGGTTGGCGGCGACCCCGGCTCGTTGTGGGATGCCTGCAACGTGCTGATCAACCGCAAGGGGGAGATCGAGCGGCGCAAGAAGTTCGTTTCAACGTATACCCTGCCGGCCGACACTTTTGGCATGCATGCGACTGGCTCGACGTTGCGGGTGTTCGGTTCCGCCGCGGCGCCCGTCGTGCCCTCGGGGGTGGCCTACCAGCGTCTTCAGCACCCCGACGGATCCACGGCGATGTCCAAAGTGTTGTCGGCCGAGAACTTCGATGGCAAGCCTTACGTCGTGGCGAAATTCGCCGACAACGGGGTGTACCATTTTTATGATGGTGCGTTGGTGCCCGACTGGTACGTCGGCATTGTGCGCGCGGATATGACCAACAACGACGGTATCGCCGAGCACCTGAAGGCGCTGATCGACGCCAGCGCGGATTATAGCGCGACGCGATCGGGTGCGGTGATTACGGTGACAGGAGCCGCGAACGTCGCTTTCGATACCGAGACATCGGTCGAGAACGGCGGCGCGACGGACAACCAGGCGATTGCCACGGCGACCACGCAGACGGCGGTCGAGGATGTGATCGAAGTACGGGCGACCGGCGCAGTAACGGTGACCGCCGGAGCGTCGGCAACGGCGGCGACAGGCTCAGTAGAGCTAACGGGTGGGGCTTCGGGCAGTGTCGACAGCGTCACGGTCAACGGGGTCACGGTCACCAGTGGGGCCGTGCCATTCAACAGTTCCCTGGACCAGACAGCGACGGATTTGGCCGCTAACATCACGGCGCACACGTCGAGCCCGGAGTATACGGCCGCGGCGGTCGGCGCCGTTGTCACGATCAGCGCGGCGGCATCGGCCGGCGCGGCGCCCAACGGGTACGTCGTCGCGTCGTCGGTGACTACGATCACCAAGACGGATGTCAACATGGCGAGTGGCGCCAATAAAGGGATATCCTCCGTCAAGGCCGATGGCGTCGAGGTGTTGGGCGCGCAGGTCAACTACACGACCAGCAACTCGATTCTGGCCGCCGCCCTGGCGGCGCAGATCAACACTTACACGTCGAGCCCCGAATACTCGGCCACCGCCTCCGGGCCAACGGTGACTATTCGTGCGGCGGCAGGCACCGGCGACGGCCTAAATGGCGCGCTGGTGGCGGTGACCGCGGACAGCGGTGTCACGGCGACAACGGCCAACATGGCGGGCGGCGTGGACGCCGTGACTGGCCAGCCGCAGAAAAACACGTTTACGATCAGCGGTACATTCGAGGTGGGCGACAAGTTCAATGTTGCCCTGGGTGACGAGAGTTTCGGCTACGTCGGGAATCCGCTGGTGCGCGGTGCTCAGTTGTTGACGCACAAGGCGAAGATGTACACCGTCTCTGGCAGTCTGGCGCAGTTCTCCGGTGTCAACAACGCGGCGTCATGGAATCGCGACAGCGTCGAGTATCCGGGTGCCAACTACATCAATCTGGCCAGCCAGGACGAAGGTTCGCAGACGCTTTACGGGCTGGGGCAGTATCAAGGCAACCTTGCCTTTTTCGCGCGCAATGCGGTGCAGGTGTGGGCCATTTTCGCCGACGAGGATAGCAATACGCTACTGCAGACCCTCAAGAACACCGGCAGCCGTTCGGGTGGCACGATCCTCGGATATGGCAACGACGATCTGTTCTACTACGCCGATTCCGGGTTCCGTTCGCTGCGGGCCCGGGACAGCAGCAACGCCGCTTACGTCAACGACGTGGGCACAGCGATCGATCCGTTTGTCAAGGAGTACGCCAAGACGCTGACGGATGCGCAGATCGAGGACGCGATAGCGGTGCTGCAGCCGGATGATGATCGGTATTGGGCGGCGTTGGGCACTAACCGGGTTTTTGTGTTCAACTACTTTCCGGGCTCGAAAATCAGCGCGTGGACCTATTTTGACACAACCGACGACGTCGGGGGGCAGATTACGGCTTGGGCGCGTATCGCCGAGAAGCTGTACGCCCGCGCCGGCGACACGATTTTCCTCTACGGCGGATCTGACGGCGACACATACCCGGAGGACGATGAGGCGGTGGCGACGGTAGAGTTGCCTTTCCTCGACGCCGACCGGCCGGGGTCCGAGAAAACGGTGACAGGTGTGGGCCTGGGTTGCACCGGCCAATGGTTGGTGGCGCTCCTGGTCGAGCCGACCGACACCTCGGCGTACGTCACGATCGGTCGGTTCACGAAATCAAGTTTTAAGTCACCCGGCGGCGCGGGGGAGCACCGGACCACACACTTCGCGCCCAAGATGGTGTGCTCGCAGGCGGGCCCGGCGACGTTGAACAGTATCATCGTGTTTCACAACGAGTTGAGCGAGTAGGGATGGAACTACAAAACCCCGTCACCTACGAATCCGCCTTGTTCGTCGCGGAACGTATGCGCGAGTGGGACCACCGTGAGATCTACGCCACCCGTTGGACGGAAGACCCTCGTGTGGTGGCGATGGACTGCGCTGGCGCGGGTTCTTTTTCGTGGTGTGCGGGGCTGGAGAAGCCTATTGCGGTCATCGGCGCCGTACCGACCTGGCCGGGGGTGTGGTCGGTGTTCATGTTCGCGACCGACGATTTTCGACGGATTTCGTTTTCCCTGACAAAGTTCGTCAAGCGTGTTATGATCCCGGCATTGAGACAAACGGGCGCGCATCGCGCGGAATGCTGCTCAATTGAAGGCCATGAAATCGCCCATCGGTGGCTGGAGCTGCTTGGTGCCAAACAGGAAGGTCCGACGATCGAAGACTACGGCCGAAACCGGGAGTCTTTTCGCCGGTACGTTTGGAGATGATGATGTGCCTGCCTTCTGCAAGTGTCCCGAAAGATAATTCCGCCGAGATCGCCCGCCAGGAGGAGGCCGCCCGCCAGGCGCGCATTACCGAAGGTGAGGCTAAGATCGGCGAGGCTTTTGGTCAGTTTGATGACCCTTTCTACGCCTCCCGTGAGAAGTCGTACACGGACTACTATTTCCCGCAACTGGAGGAACAGTACAACGACGCGCGGCGAAAACTGGTGCTGTCTTTGGCGGGTTCGGGCAACCTGAACTCGGGCTCCGGCGCCGGCGAGATGGCGGACCTGACGAAGGCGTTTGAGACGCAGCGAAGCACGACGGCCGGCAGCGCGCTCGACTTCGGTAACACGACTCGCAGCAACGTCGAGGCCGCCCGCCAGGAGTTGATCGCGCAGAACCGGGCCGCCGCCGATCCATCGGCGGCCGCGTCGTCGGCCATGGCGCGTGCGGGCGTGCTTACCCCGCTGCCGGCGTTTAGTCCTCTGGGTGACATTTTCGCCAGCCTGATCAGCAGCGCGGCGATCCCCCTGGCGGCGGAGAGTAAGGGCTACCCGGGGTTCAAGACGGGGTTGTTCTCGGCGGACAGTTCCGCCGTGCGGACGGTGAAGTAAATGTGCGATCCGATGATTGCCACGGGCCTCGCGTTGAACGCGGCTGGGACGGCGTACAGCGGTCAGCAGCAGGCCAAGAATGCCAAGAGGCAGGTCGCTGCCCGCAATGACACGGCGGAGGCGGAGCGTATTCGCCAGAAAGCGCACCAGGAGGCGGCGGCCGGCGTGTTCAACAAGTCGCTCGGCGAGTATCAAGGCGCGGAGCAGGCGAAGGGCGAGCGGCAGGCGGTGGACCGTCGAATGACGGCTGTCGATAAAGCGGCTGCCGAGACCAAGTCCGTTGGCCTGCCGACGGCGGGCAGCGCGCCACAGGTGGTCCGCGCGGAAGCCGCGCGTAAGATGGCCGGCGCCTCCGCGGACGCGCGGGCCGAGGCGTCGCGCGCCGCCAAGTTGGGCGGTTTCGGGGATCTGTTTTTCAACAACAGCCAAATGCTGACAGGCAACCGGTCGAAGTTGGGCACCATCGGCGATTTTTCGGCTCGGTCGGCGGGATTGCTGCCATACGAGCAGCAGGTGGCCGCCGCCAACGCCACGAAAGCGCCGGGCATGTTTGGAGACCTTTTGAAACTGGCGGGAACGGCCGCGACGATATACGGCGCCACGGGAGGCAACTTCGGTAAAATCGCGGATATGTTCAGCGGCGGGGGTCATGCGCGGACGTTCGCGCCGGACAACGCCTCGTGGTCGACGATGCCCCACACCGGAAACATCTGGTGATTCGATGCCGACGATTGTCAACCCCTACGGCTACCAAACCCCGATCGGCTCCGCGCTTGGCCAGATGATGGACGTGTTTTTGAAAGCGCCCGGCCCCGATGAGAAAGCGCTGTCGGCGGCCAAGCTGTCGACTCTGGAAGAGAGCCGACGGAAGACGCTGCTTGAGGCGGACGCGCTGCGTCGCAAACAAAAAGCGGGTGTGGACCTGTCGAGCCTGTTTACCGGTTTGCAGGGCCTGGCGACGGCGCCGTTTGTGTTCGCCGATACCAACGAGGGCGCGGTGGAGGGGGCGCAGGCGACGGCGCTTCCGCGGCGCAGGGACGAGATGCGCGCCGCATTGCCGGCTGCCGCGGGGCAGGCGGCCTCGATCGCCGCCGGCGGGGGCGTCGACCCCAAGGACGTCGCCAACATGTGGCGCTTCTTCGTTGGCAACACCGGCATGGGCGGGGGCGAGGCCGGCGCGCGTTCTTTCCTCGGGGCTGGCGACGCGCTCGATCCCGGAAAGGCATACGCCGCCGAAGATTTGCAGCCTCTTCGGGATCAGGTCCAGGGTAACGAGATTTCCAAGATCTTCGCCCGGCCGGTTGACACGGCGGCGGGTGCCGTCACCACGTTCGCGCCGGACGACCCGCGCGGCGGGCCGGTCTACGGCAGAGACACCGAGTCGACGGCGAAGGCCGCTTTGGTCAACAAGGCGGCGGCCGGCGAAGATGTCAGCCCGATCGTGCGGGCGATGATTGGCGCCAACAGCGGTACGCCGCGCAACTACCTGTCGGCCGACGGCACGCGCGGCATCACCTTGGACGGCATCACCGATTCGCAGAGCGGACAGCCGATTGCCGGCGGCTCGACGGTGTTCACCGGGCAGGTGCAGACCGGTACGCCGGGCGACCTGACCAAGTCGACCGTCACGGCGCTGCAAAAGGATGCGATCGGCATCCAGCGATTCAGCACCCTGCTCGATCAGACGCGCGCCCTGGCGCAAAAAGACCCGAACAACTTTGGCCTGCCGGGCTTCGTCAAGGGTAAGATGCAAGACATGCAGGCGTTGACGGAGGGTATGGCCACGGGGCTCGGGTATACCGGAGCCAACGAGGCAGCCGCCGAGCTGCGCGCCAAGATTACCAGCGATCCAAACCTCGATCCCGCGCTGTTCAGCGGTATCTTCGATCCCAGCCTGCCGGCGCTGGAAACGGCTTCCGACCTGCTGGTGTACTCGGCCGCCGAGGCGCTGGCCGGACAGTCGGGCCGGGGCATCTCCGACCGCGATGTCAAGATCTTCAAAGACATCGTCGGCAATCCGCGCGACTTCCTGACATCACAGCAGCGCTACCTCGCCAAGTTGGACATCATCGAGCAGATCGTCAGCGGCCGGAAGAAGGTCATCGACAACGCGCTGGGCAAGGGAAAAGGTACGCCGCCCATCTCCACAGGCAACACGTCCGACGATGACCCGCTGGGGCTCCGCTGATGGCGACGCTTGCTGAAATCCGGCAGAAGTATCCGCAGTACAGCGACCTGCCCGATGCGGATCTTGCTGACCGGCTGTACCGGAAATTCTACGCCGACATGCCGCGCGAGGAATTCGACGCCAAGGTCGGCTTGCAGACGCAGCCGGCCGCCGAACCGGAACCCAAGTCTCCGCTGGCCGATTCGTTTGCCGCGTTGGCCGCCGCAGGCAGGCCCCTTCCAACGAGGGACGCGGGGGACGTTGGCCGAGATTTGAAGATCGCTGTGCAAGGCGCAGGCCGGGGCATGGCCGATCTCGTCGGAATGCCGGCCGATTTATCAACAGGCGCGGCCAACCTTGCGCTGGGGACGGCGGACAAAGGGGGCCAAGGCGCGCAGTGGCTCCTGGAGGCCCTGCTGCCGGGTTGGGCAGAGAAGTACGTCCCGGATATGGGGGTCGACTACCGGTTCCAGCCGAGTCCGCTAGGCGCCGACTCCATCGCCGCCGGCGCCGATCTGCTGGCCAGCAAGGCGGGTGTCGAGACGGTTGAGCCCGAGCAGATGAGTCTTTTTGAAAAAACCAAGTACAACGTCAACCGCTTCGGTTCGCAGGCCGTGGTCGGTGGCGGGGGATTGGCCAAGGCCGCGATGAAAGAAGCGCCCGAGATGGCCGCCCGCGCGCCAAAACTCTTGGACGCATTTTTGATGCCCTACATCGAAAACGTGGGCAAGGCGCTCAAGGTCGACGCCGCGGCCGGTGCGGGTGCGGGCGTCGGCCTAACCGCCGAGCAGGCCGTCGTACCGGAGGACTCCTCCTTGCGGCCGATCGCCGATTTCATGGCGATGATGTTAGGCGGTGGTGGCGCGGCGACGGCGGCCTCGGCCGGCCGCTCGGCGGCGCAAACCGCTGGAAAAGTGCGGGGGTATGCTAACGACCGCGGAATCGACTATGTAAAAAATGAAAAAGGCCAGATGAAAGGCACGCCAAAAAGGATCGCGGATAGGGCCGCACGCTTTTTCCAGAATCAGGCGTCGGATGCGGACGCCGCTGTTGGCCGAATTGATCAGCGCGCGTCTGATGCGCGTTTTTATGGCGAGCCTCTGCCCACGGTGGGGCTCGCGTCCGACGACATCGGGCTTGTGGCCGCTGAAAAAGGGCTGCGGGTCAAGTACTCGAAGGATTTTGAGGAACGGGACCAGGCGCTGCGGACCTGGGCAAGTGAGAAAGTGGAGGGGCTGAACGACATCAGCGCGGACCCGACTAAGGCAACGGCTGAAGTTGGTAGGCAGACGGCGGTGAAACGCGACGCCGCCCAGGCAGAAGTGGATAATGCCGCGCAGAATACCGAGATGGTGGAAAAGTCGCGCGTGGCCGAGGGAGACAAGCTCGCGGCTAATCGCGATCCCACCGGGCAGGCGAGCGCGGACTTGTCCGAGGCGGTCGGCAAGACCAAGGAGGCCGATACCGCGAAGAAGGCCGGGCTGTACCGTGAGGCTGAGACCCTGGCCAAAGACGTCAAGGTCGATCCCTCGCCGCTGGCCGACGACGCCGTGGCGATCAAGGATGAAATCAGCAAGTTGGCCGGCCATTCGCCGGAACTGAACAACGTGCTCGACGACCTGGCCCGGCTGGCACCGAAGGATGAGACCGTCGATACCGGGCTGCTGGATGCCACCGGAGCGCCGATCACCAAGGCCGCGCCGGTCGAGGATATCACAGCCGCCGACTTGATCGCCATGCGTCCCCGGCTGTCGCGTGCCCGTGACGCCGCCCGCAAACTGGTGCGAGGTGACGTGGTCGAGCGGCTGGATCGGGTCAACGCCGGGCTGGTCAGCCAGTTGAACAAACTGGCCGACGGCGGCAACGCCGCAGCGCTCAAGTGGCAGGAAGCCGAAGCCAATTTCAAGAGCGACTTCGCGCCGAAGTACCGTGAGGGCGTGGGCGGCCAATTGGACAAGGCCGAGCGCGCCAAGACGCCGGTGCCGCCGTCGGCGATGGCTGGGCACCTCTTGAAGGCCGGCCCGGGGGGCAAGGAAGCCGCCGAGAACCTGCGCACCATTTTAAAGGGATCCCCTGTCGAAGCGGACGGGCTGGCTGCCGGCCGGAGGGTGCTTTTGGATTGGGCGGCCGGCGTCGTCGGCGTAGACGGCAAAGTCAGCCCNCACCGCTTTAAGATCTGGCGCGACAAGTACGCGGGGGCCATCGGGCAGATCCCCGGCCTCAAGGACGAAATCGACCAGGCGGTGCGCGCAGCGCGTGGCGGCGCGGACCTGGAAAACAAATTCCTGGGCGAACTCAAGGCCGCGCAGAAAGCACAGAAGATGACCGAGGAACAGATCCAGAAATCGGCCGCGGGCATTCTCTTGGATGAAGACCCGATCAAGGCGGCGACGCGGGTGCTTAACCTGGGGCCATACGAAGCGCCGAAGAAAATGGCGGAGATCGTTCGGCTGTTCAAAGACTCGCCGGAAGCGGCAAAAGGGTGGAAACAGGCCGTCGTAGAGCACATGCTGTTCAAGGTGCGGACCACCCGGCAGGGCGTCTCGGGTGACGCATCGGATCTGATGAAGTTCTTCGAACAGAACGAAAAAACACTGGCGGAGGTGTTCACCGGGGCGGGTGAGATGCACGCCCTGCACCGGGCGCAGAAAATGCTGGAGCCGTTGCGCAATCTTCGCCGTCAAGCGATTACGGGCTCGGCCACTTCTGAAAACGACATGCTGTGGAACAGCGTCGAGGCCGGGCTGCTGGCGGTCACTGGCAATGCCATCACGGCAGGCATGATCATGAAGCGTGTCCGCGTCGCGTTGAAGTTCCTGCCGGATGAAGACGCGCAACTTCGGGAGTTCGTGAAGCGCGCGATGCTGGATCCCGACTTGGCAAAAATGCTGCTGACCCGAAAAGTCGCGGATATCAACAATCCCGCATGGAATAAGAAGCTGACCCGCATTCTGGCGGCCGGTCAGGCGTCACGCGCCGACGCGGCGGAGAACGAAGAACAGCCTTGACACTCTTGTCGGCTTTGTGAGAAGTTGTAGGAAGTTTCCTACAAATCGGAGGCCGGCGTTGTCAACACCCCCCCTTTCGGAAGTCCTGGCCAAACAGGCGATTGACACTGTAAATGGAGCGCTGGCGGCTGGATTTCGTGCGTCCGGCAACGGGCGATCGCCAACCGCACCGGCGGAAGCGGCGCGCCGGCTTGGGCTTGATAGGGGTACGTTTCGCCACCGGCTGCTGAGCGCCGAGCGCGTGCATGGTTTGGTACCCGACTGGCCGGATGCACAGATAAAGGAATCGGCGCTGTCCGGTTCCATCATGCCGGTGCAGTACGCGCCAGCGCCGCAGCCGATCCGGCCGACGGGAAAGCGTTACATCCTGACGAGCGCGCAGAACAACACGAAGGTCCATGATGCGGTGTGGGCCAACCTGCATGCGCTGGCCAAGCACTACGGCGCGCGGATCATGGTCAGCCGCTTCACCTACAACAAGGCGGCCTACGGCGCCAAGGCGGTAAAGCCGGGCACCAGCCAAGCGGCGGATTTCGACGACGCCTGGTATGACGAGCGCATCCTACCTTATGTCTGCGACGTGCGCCTCGAGATGGCCCCCGGCCTTGTCTTCTGTGGTGAAATGAACATCCTGCCGACCGCCGTGCGTCCGCTGTCGGGTTTGGAGAGCTACACCGGCCGACAATCCGGCATCTTCCCTCACCCGAAGTTCTCTATGGAGAGCGTCGCCAGCGGCAAGAACGAGGCGACCAAGTTCAACTGGACAACCGGCACGGTGACGCTGCGCAACTACCTCGGCAAGAAGGCCGGGCTCAAGGCGGAATTCCATCACGCCTACGGCGCGCTGCTGGTCGAGATCGACGACGCCGGCGAATGGTTCGTCCGCCAGCTCAACGCACGCGACTCCGACGGCACCATCCACGACCTGGATGTGAAGGCCGAGGCGGGGGTGGTGACAACCGGCCACGCCGTCGAGGCGATCACCTGGGGCGACGTCCACCGCGAGCAGATCGACCCTGAAGTGGAGCGGACCTCCTGGGGCGAAGGGGGCATGCTCGACACCCTACGGCCGCGTTTCCAGTTCATCCACGACCTGATCGACTTCCGGGCGCGCAACCATCATGAGCGCGACGATCCGCACCGTCGTTTCCAGCGCTTCATCGAGGGCACCGACGACGTCGAAGCGGAGTTCTCGCGGGCGGCGCGTTGGCTTTCCGAGACGGCGTATCGCGACTGGTGTTCAACGGTGGTGGTCGACTCCAACCACGACAACGCGGCGGAGCGCTGGCTGCGGGAGGCGGACTACCGCGGAGACCCGACGAACGCGCTCTTTTTCCTCGACGCCCAGCGGGCCAAGTACCGGGCGATCGCGGTTGGCGCCGTGAAGACGTTTCATCTGGTCGAATGGGCGCTGCGTGAGCGTGGCTGCCCGCCGGAGACCCGCTTCCTGCGCGAAGACGAGAATATGGTGATCTGCCCCGATGCGCACGGCGGCATCGAGTGCGGCATGCACGGCCATCTCGGCATCAACGGCCGCCGCGGCGCACCGGCGCAGTTCGTCAAGATGGGCCGCAAAGCCAACACGGCGCACACCCATTCGGCGGGCATCATGGACGGCGTCTACACCGCCGGCAGTTCAGCCAACCTGGACATGCAATACAACGTCGGCCCGTCGTCGTGGTCGCACAGTCATATCGTCACCTACGTCACGGGAAAGCGCGCGATCGTGACGATGTGGCGCGGCAAATGGCGCGCTTGAGCGAGGCAGCATGCAACAGCTTTTGAAATATGGGATCGTCGCCCTGGTCGGCATTGCCCTGGGGCTCATGATACTGGTGGGCGCGGTCAGCCAAGCGAGCCAAACGCCGAGCGCGGTATCCAACACCTGCCCCTCGATCACAATGGCGCAGGCACGCGAGCAGGCCGCCTTCGCCGGGATGCAGGTGATCGAATTGGATCCCGGCCAGATCACGCGCTTCATGAGCCACTGGAATGCCGCCGAACCGCCGACGAGCCAGAAGGCCGACGCGATCTTCGTGGGTGTACACCCGTTGAACCCGGACGTGGTCGCGGTGCTGATCTTCTGGCGGGACTGCGCGGTCGGCACCGCCACCGGATCGAAAGCGGAGATCATGAACCTGACTGCGCTACCGGGACAAGGTGTGTGATGCGCCTGATCGACGACTGGCGAGACGCCTACAAATTCTGGTCGGTGCGGGTCGGAGCCATCGGCGCGGTACTCATGGGCACCGTAGCCGCGTGGCCTGATGGAGCCATCATCCTTTGGAACTACATGCCGATCCAGGTGCAGACGCTTCTACCTGAGCGGCTGCTGCCGATCGCCGGCGTCGCGCTCTACGTGCTGGTGATCCTGTCGCGTGTCGTCAAGCAGGCCAAGCTGGAGAAAAACAATGGCCAGCGCAAAGCGTAAGGTCGGCCTTGCGGCCGTCGTCGGTGGTGTCGCGGCGGCCGTTCTCTACGTCGTGGTGCCGGATTTCGAAGGCACGGTCAACGTCGGATACACCGACATGGTCGGCATTCCGACCAAGTGCAGCGGGGACACGACGGACGTGGTCATCGGACGTCGCTACACCGACGCCGAATGTAGGGCCAGCCTGGAGACGCAAATAATCGCCCACGCGGCTCCGGTGCTCGATTGTGTGCCCCAACTGGCGGGCCACCCCTACCAAATCGCCGCCTCGGTCAGCCTCGCCTACAACATCGGCGTCGAGGCGTTCTGCAGGTCGACCGCCGCCGCTCGGTTCAGGGCCGGGGACTGGCGCGGTGCCTGCCGCGCCATCGAAATGTGGAACACGGCCGGGGGCCGCGTGGTCCCCGGCTTGGTCCGCCGCCGGGCCGAGGAACGGGCTCTTTGCGAAACGGAGATGCCGAAATGATGGCGCTGTTCAAACTCGCCGTCGGAGGCTGGAAGACGTGGGCCATCGCGGCGGCCGTCGTCGTTGCCGTGGCGATCGGCGCCTACGTCAAAGGCCGTGTGGACGGCGCCTCGATCTGTGACGGCCGGCTGGCCACCGCCGCCGCCGAGTACGCCGAGGCCCGCGACAAGGCCGTTGCCGCGGCCGAGGCCCGACGCGTCGCCGTGGCCCGGCACTTCGTCGAAATCGACGCCCGATACACCAAGGAGCAATCCGATGCCAAACTGGCGCTTGACGCTCTTCGCCGCGATGTTGCCGCTGGCCGTCGCCAGTTGCGGGTCGCGGCTCAATGTCCAGCCGCCCCCGGTGTGCCCGCCGCTGCCGGAAGTACCGGCCTGGGTGCTACAGCCTCCGCCCGATTGGAGGGGCCCGCTGAACAGGATTATTACACCCTCGTCGACCGTCTCACCCTGATGGAAGCGCAGTTGCGCGTCGCCCAGGAGGCGCTACTGAAAGAGCGCTCGCCGTGAGATACGCTGTTGCCCTCGACACCAGCCGGCCCGACAAGCCGCACGGCCTATTCGACAAAAAGGCGGGTATCTTCGTAGGGCATTTTCACAACATCGACCACGCCAGATTGACGGCGGAACTGTACGAGTATCTTGAACCGCTGGAGGCCCTGAAATGCCCCGCAAAAAGAGGGATCTCCCCTGGTGCGAATCCATCGGGGGCGTCTATTACATCCACTGGTACGACGCCGCCAAGCGGCGAACACAGCGCCTCTCTCTGCGTACGTCGGATGCTCGCGAAGCGCAGAATCGCTTTGCCGAATTCCTGACGCAAGGAGAGGACATCTACCGGCCGGCCGACGAAGCGGCGCTAACCTGCGACGCGGCGCTCGACTACTATCTCAAGGAGCATGTGCGAGGCGGCCAAGTCGTCGATGTCGTGCGTACCGAGAACAGGGTCAAGAACCTGCGGCGGCATTTCGGCCCGCTGCCGGTGGCCGGTGTCGACATCCCCGACTGCCGCGCCTACGCCGAGAAGCGCCGCACCGGTCTCTGCGGGCGCCCCGGCAACGACGGCACCATCAGAGGCGAGCTGGCCACCCTGCACGCGGCCATGGCACACTGCCTGAAATGGAAGCACTTCGCGGGGCCTGTGCCCTTTATCGAGAAGACGCCGGCGTCGGCGCCTCGAGAGCGCTGGCTGACGCATGATGAGCTGGCCCTCCTGCTGGCCACCTGCGTCGACGACACCCGCGTATGGGGATTCGTCCAGTTGGCCTACTTCACGGCGTCCCGTCGAGCCGCTTTGGAGGGGCTGACGTGGTTCCAGTGGAACGATGCCACGGATCGGATAAATCTGGCCCCGCCAGAGCGCCGCCAGACGCGGAAGAGGCGTCCGGTGGTGCCAGTGGACCCGGAATTGAAACGCGCGCGTACGAGGCTGTGGCAGTCTTTTGGAGGCACCGGGTACGTGCTCGGTTCGCAGCGGCCGATTTACGCCGAATTCGTGGCTGTTTGCCAGCGGGCGGGATTGAAAAACGTGACGCCACACACGCTGCGGCACACAAGAGCAACCCATTTGCTACAGGCCGGAAAGTCTATTTGGACGGTCGCGCAGTTGCTTGGCGACGGTGTCGCCACCGTCGAGAAGAACTATGGCCATCACTGCGTCGACCACCTGGCCGACGCGATCGGGAACAAAGAAAGCAATGGGGTGTAACGCGCAAAATGCGGCCCCGATTCGTCGGGAAAATCCGACAAAAGCATAAAGCCAAGCCTAGCAACTCCGCGCTTTCGACAATAACCGACATTTCCCAACGGGGAACGTGTGGGACTAGAGAAAAGAAGAGACCGGTGGCGATGCCCCGGTCCCTAATTTTTTGTTCTGCTTTGCTTTTTCGCCGTTGTCGCGTTCTGTCGGGCGAAAGAACAAAAGGAGATTTGCGCGTTATGCTGCGCGTTACGTCATTTCTGGTGGGTGCCCTCGACGCCACGGACCATCCGGGCGCGGGTCCGGGACAGCAGCCAGTGCTGCGCTTCCTCCAACTTGGTCAGCGCCAGCGCGTTCTCGCGGCAGGCATAGGGGCCAGCCCGGAATGAACGCAGTCGGTCGATGCAGATCGCGATCAACACCTCCTGCGTCACCCCGTTGACGCCGGCCTCGGCAATTGGCCCGTTCTGGAAGTAGATGTCCAGCCCGTTCTCCGAGCCGTCGACGTCCACCGCGTAGTGGTGGTTGGCCCCGCCCACCCCGGGCTCATCCATCACCGTGATTTCGATCCGGTCATTCGCCAGGTTTACCTTGTGGTCCTCGATTTTTCGCATTACGCACTCCTTCACCTAAAACGCCTACGGGGCGTCGCCGTCGCTATTTCCGGTACCTCTTACACCTAAAGCCCTCGGCCGTGACCGGACAGCCCGCCGCCCACTTCGGCAGCTCCGACATCACCGCGATAAAGTCGTCGACGTCGCCGGTGCCCTCCGGCACCTGAACGATGATCTCGTCGTGAACGTGCAGCACGACCGGGTACTTGGTCGACTCGACCGGCCACAAAGTATCGCCCCCTGGCGAGTCGCCCTCGGGATCGATCCTGGCGATCGCTTCGGCCAGCAGATCGCGCGCCACCGCCTGGGTGATGTTCTCGACCAGCTTTCCGCCGTAGGTGTCGGTCCAATCCCAGCGGTTGGACGGCGAGTTGACCGTCTTGTAAATCAGCCCGTCACCCTTCTCGCGCACCTTCCAGCCGGCGTGCAGCCGCGCCTCGGTCTCGCACTCCGGGAAGACGCCAAACTGCGCGCCCTTGACCGCCTTGCAGTACGGCCCGAGCCGGGGGTACGGGTAACAGAGCGCGCGGCCGGACGGCAACTGGCACCACAGGAATGAGCCGGCGGTGCGGAACTTGACCTTGCGCGCCTCGACCACCCGGCCCGGCAGCCGCACCGCCTCGTGCGCCGCGTCCTCGACCGCATACCAGTATTTCTCGATCAGAGGGTTGGCTTTGCGCCAACGTTGCTTGGTGATGTCCGACGCGATGCCGGCCTCGCGGCCCACCGGAGCGGCGACGCTGCGCCGGTAGCGCTTATAAGCCCCCTCGGCCTTGTCGCGCTCCTCGGCCGTCGCCGACTGCCATAGGATGGGGTAGACCGGCGTCATGTCGACGCCGTAGCCCTTGGCCATGGTGGCGAACGCACCGATGCCGCCGGCATATCCCAGCGCCAGAATGGATACCTTGCCAACCATGCCTTCCATATCGTCGCCGTGCTTGCGATCGATCGGCCGGCCGTAGATTCCGGTGGCTGCGTGGTTGTAGACGTCCTCCCCGGCGGCGAAGCGCTTCAGCAAGTCCATCTGCCCCGCCAGCCAGGCGAGAACCCGGGCCTCAATCGCCGAGTAGTCGGCAACTAGGTACTCGAAGCCGGGCGGCGCTTTGATGAAGGCGCGCAAGCAGCCGGAAATGGCGCTCGGCAAAGAGCCGAAAATCAGCTCAAGCGCTTCCGGCTGATTCAGCAGCACGTCGAAGAACTGCTCGACAACTGCCTGCTTAGGCATCTTGCGCGGCAGGTTGTGTGGCTGCACGCCCCGGCCCGCCCAACGGCCGGTGCCGGCGCCATGGTACTGCAACTGACCGCGCATCCGTCCTTCGCGGTCGGCATAGCCCAGCATCGCCTCCAGCTTGGCCGTCGACGACTTGGCCGCCTCCTGGCGCAGCAGCAGCACCCAGCGCACATCCGAAGGCAAATCGTCGCGATCCAGCAGGTCGACGATGTCGTTCTTGGCGACGCCTTCGGTTTCGAAGCCGGCCTTGCGCACGTATGCGGCGATCTGCAACACCGCGTCGGTCGAAGCGATGGCGCCCCCCGACACCCGCCGGATCTTTTTGCTCAGGGCTCGCTTGGACACCTCAACGGCGGTCAGCGCCGCCCTGGCGGCGGGCAGATCGACGTGGAAGCCGCGATCGTTGATGACTTGGTCCAGATGATAAAGGCGCTGCTCCTGGTCGCGCAGGTTGACGAGCCGCTTGGACAGTTGACGCTCGACTTCGACATCCTGCTCGCAGTATTCGCCCAGCCGCCGGCGGCGGTCGGGATCATCCCACCAGATCAAGGTGCCGTCGGCCTCGATGCGCTTGGGCCGGCACATCTGCAGCATGAGCCGGTATCCCTTGGCGTCTTTCAGGTCGGTCAGCCCGACGGCCGCGGCGGCGTTTTCGAGCGAGCCGGGCAGCGCCATGGCATAGGCCATAACCATCGTGCAGCGATGCATGCGCAGCAGAAAGACAGGGAAACCGTAGCGCGGGCCCATGATCTTTTCTTCGCAAAGACGCTCGAAGGAATCGTTGTGGGCCCAAACCGTCCAGTCGTCGGGATGGGCAGCGGCCTCGGTGAATTCCGGTGGCACCGGGTCACCCGTTTGCCACAGTTTCACCGGGCCGTCGTCGACCGCGTAGGCACAGCACCAGACGTCAGTGGTCGGGTCTTCAAAATAGGCGTAGCTGCCGCGCATCTTGAGATCGATCAGGCTGCGGGTCTCATAGTCGCGGTGCAGATGGTGCGTCATGCGCACAACTCCTCGATCGCCAGGGCCACCGCCGCGGCAATTCGCGCCTCGGCGATCGATACATATTCCGCTTCCCGCTCAATGCCGATGAAATCAAAACCTTCAAGTACGGCGCCTTTGCCGGTACTGCCGGACCCGGCGAACGGGTCAAGCACCGTGCCGCCCGGCGGCGTGACCAGCCGGCAGAGATAGCGCATGAGTGATTCAGGCTTGACGGTGGGGTGCGTGTTCTTGCCAACACCCTCGTTGCGGTCGGCCTTGGACGCCTTGGCGCAATAGAAGTAGCGGGCAGCGGAACCGGAGTCGTTGCGGGGCTTACTTGGCGGCCGGGGGCCGTAGTCCCCGTAGACAGCGGTGCCTTGCTTCGGCGCTTCCTTACCGGTCAGCGCGCCTTGTTGACCCTTGGCATCGGGAAAGGCGGCGAGCACTTCCTCGCTACCGTCGTGGATGACGTTGGCCGGCCAGCGGCCGACGTACTCCTTGGCGTCGCCCTGCGTTCCTCTTCGCGCTTCGGCCGTGCCGGGGGCGCCTAACTGGTTGCCGTGGCAAGGCCCAAAAGACGTGTACGACGCCAAGCGGACCTCTTCCCCGACTCGGCAGGCATCGATATTGATCGCTCCCATACCGTACGCCAGAACGTTTTCCGCCACCGTGCCGATAAGCGGCTTGCGCGCCATGACCACGGGCTCTTGTGCGGGTTTCAGGGCGGTGCCCCAACCTTGCCACTGGCGGGCGGCGTCAGTGGCGGGGGCTGTTACGTCGTGCCATTTTTCATTTTCCTCCAGACTAGGCATTCCGTTAGCGCCATAGCCCCCAGAGGGAGCGACGCCACCGCGTGTTTTCCCCACAACTTTCCGTTCAACCCCGGCTGCCTTATCGATCCCCTTGGCGACGTCATGGCTTTTCGGAAAACCGCTGGCATATATCCACATCAGGGTATCGCGGATCTCGAACCCGGCGTCTTCAATCGCGCACGTCATGCGGTGGAACGTCCGGGTGCCGCCGAACGCCAACAGGTGCGCGCCGGGCTTCATCACGCGGAACACCTCGGCCCACGTCTCCGGCCGNAATGCCACGTCGCCGCCGTCCCATTGCTTGCCCATGAATCCAGCAGACGCCCGCTTGAAGGCGCCATCCTTGCCAAATTGCGCCGGGGCCGCGTTCGCCGCGCCGAACCGCTTGACGATGGACGTCAGATGATAGGGTGGATCGGTGACGCATGAATCCACGCTGTCATCGGGCAGCATTGGCAGCACGGCCAGGCAGTCGCCGGGAAGAATGTATCTTTTCATAGCAGCCCATCCTCCACCGCCTGAATGCGCCCGCCGATCCAGCGCATCACCGGCACCGCCATGCTGTTTCCGAGCGCCTTGTAGCGAGGGCCATCGGCGGCAGGTTTGCCACGGTATTCGATCAGCGTGTAGTCGTTGGGGAATCCCTGGAGGCGCTCGCACTCGCGGGGCGTCAGACGGCGCACGGCCGTGGACGTCTCGATCTGCGGAGTCCTGTTGCCGTTGCGCAACCCGGCCGCCTGGAGCGTTGGGGAAATTTCACCCTCGGAATAGACCCTGGACGACTGCGGCAGAAATTCGGTTGCTGATTGAAATGCCACGGCCAAATGGCCGCCACCGTGGCCCTCTCCGCGCAGGCTGCCGGGAATGTCGCCGACCGAGAAGGTCGTCTTGCCGCCGGCTTTGCAGTCAAACGCCACGGGCACCAACGGCGTGCCCCGTCCCGTCCCGTCCTCGCTGNCATCAAAACCATCGGCGCGCAGCGAGTGGGCGACAAACGTCTCGCTCTCGAAATCCANCCGCCCGCACGGCCCGCCGTGGGCGTTGACCGCCGTCGCCACGTCGATCGGGCCGGCTGTGTTGTTGCCGCCGAAGGCGACAGCCACTACAGGTTCTTGTCCTCGCGTTTCCCCGGGTCGCTCGAAGCCCCGGCCACTTGCTCCAATGCTCGGTGCAACGCCGTGGGTAGTTCCTTTCCCCGCCTCTCGGCGCGGCGGAGAATTCCGGCGCAGGCCCTCGCACTCAAAAAGTACCTTTCGGGGATCGGCCCTGTTTCGAGGACATGCGACAACGAACACGCGCGCCCGTCGTTGGGCCAAGCCGAAATATTGGGCGTCAAGAACCCGCCACGCGATTGCTCTTTGGGGACCAAGCACGTAACCCACGTGCGTCCATCGGCCCCCTGGCGGTTCGAGAGGGCCATCTTCTCCGGCCAGCCCNNCAAGAAAGCATCCGAAGGCGTTGTCCTTGGTACTGAGCGCGCCCGGCACGTTTTCCCACACGATCCAGTCCGGCGCGATTTCATCGGCAAGCTCCGCGAATTTCAAGGTCAGGTTGCCCCGCGCGTCGTCCAACGAGCGGCGCAGGCCGGCCACCGAGAACGCTTGGCAGGGTGTGCCCCCGACCAGCAGGTCGACGCGGCCCCGCCACGGCGCGCCGTCGATGGCGGTCATGTCGCCAAGGTTCGGAACGGACGGGTATCGGGCGGCCAGCAGCGCCGACGGGAAAGGCTCGATCTCGGCAAAGGCCGCCGGTGTCCAGCCCAACGGCTCCCACGCCACCGTGGCCGCCTCGATACCCGAGCAGACGGACAGGTACTTCATCCAAAAATGCCCGCCGCGTCTTCCGCCGGTGCGCGGATGCCGCGATCCAGCGAGTCGTCGCCGCCCGCGACATCCGGCGCCATGGCAAGCGCCTTGGTCAGCGCCTCGACCGGCGTGTCACCGGCGCCGTTGCCGTAGAAATTGTCAGTCAGCCCGTCACGCACGGCGGCTCTCCATTTGCCGCTGTCGAGCTGGCAGAGGTTGTTGATGAAGTGTCCGCGCAGGTTGGCCGCCGCGATCAGGTCGTCGAGCGCGCTCATGGCATCAACCCCCCGGGCACCTGCCCCGGCCGCATGAAGTGAACGACCTTGCCGGCCCGCCGGAAGCGCTTGATTTCAATGTCGATGCCCTTCGACTGCATCCAGCCGGGCAGCATGCAGACGATCAGCCCGTAAGCGGCATCCATGAACGGTTCGTCGACGGGTATCCAGATGTCGTGACTGAGCGGGTCCATTCCGCTAAATACGGCGATCGGGTGAGTGTGCGCGATCGGGCAGTAAACCTTGACGCCCGCCGCGACGAGCAAGGCGGCCTGCCGGCTGGCCACGATAAACGCCAGCCACAGGCGCAGGTGCTTGAGACCCGGCAGCCGGCACATCCACCCGAGAAAACCCTTGACGGGGTAGAGACTGTATGGCGTGGCGAGGTAATAGAAAGATTCGGTCGGTTTCATGTTGGTTGGTTCCTTTCGCAGAATTCTACACAGAGGGCGGCCGAACCGGACCAATCAGCCCAGCGACGAAGTCCGCGGGTGTGAGCACCCCTGTTGACGGGTCGTCTGGCACACCGCCGCGACCTTTCTTTTCTGGCGGGCGCTCATCCGTAAATGCCCAGCGTGCGCTCGTAGATATCGAGCAGGTTGTCTTGCTTCTCTCGGTCGGCGGCGTCCATCTTCCGCCGGGCAAGGATCTTGCGCAGCGTCTTGACGTCGAAGCCGTTGCCCTTGGCCTCGGCGAAAACGTCTTTGATGTCGGCGGCGATGCCCGCCTTGTCCTCGGACAGCCTCTCGATGCGCTCGACCAGCGACTTGAGCCGGTCGGCGGCGATGCCGCCGGGCACGCTGTTGTGGCCGACGCCGGGTGTGTCTTCCATTTCAATCCTCCGAAGTGCTGGCCGGCGCCATCAGACAAAGCAGACAGCGCCGGCACGTTTTTAGAACGGGATGTCGTCGTCGAGGTTGGCGCCCTTCTTGCCGGGCGCGCTGTCTTCCCCTCCGAAAATGTCCTCACCGGCCCCGCCGTCCGGCGCCGCGAAGTCGTCCTCGGCCCGGCTGCGGTTGCCCAGCGGGTCGCCGTCCTCGAGCTTCTGGATGTTGCGCAGACCGAAGGCGACACCGGGATTGAACTTGGTGCCGGGACCGCCGTAGGCGTAGGCGTTGACCGACATCCAGGCGTAGCAGCCGGGGGAGAATTCGCTGCTGTCGATCGCCGCGAACTTGCCGTTCACGACTTCCTGGCCGACCACGCCGGGTTTCACCGTCGACTTGGCGCGAATGAAGATGGCGCCGGATTCGTAGCCCACGTACTCCTTCTCGCCCTGGTCGTGGAACGGGCTGGCCAGGTTCTTCGGGATCTTGTCGCCCCACTTCTCCTTGGCGGCGCGGTTGGCCTCGGCCTTCAGCGCCGAAAGGTCGGTGCCCTTGGGAAACAGGGCGACGATCGAGAACTCCTTCTTGGTGCTGCCGTCGTCCTTCTTGACGTCCTGCGGTTCGAAGACATGCGGGAACGAAACGCGGAACCGCGGCGTCTTCACACTTTTCGAGTCAGCCATTGGGTTACTCCTCAGTTTGTCATCACGACAAGCGGTTCCACGATTCGGACGATCGACACCACGTCGACGTCAGTGTCGGAACCAATCTGCGCGTCCTCGCGCATTCTCTTCGCGGCCGCTTCCGCCGCAACGGTGAACGCCGCGTCACGGCACGCCTGGCCGCAGACGGCGACGACGTACTCGCGCGCAATCGCAGGGGTGTTTGGCATCTGCGCCGACTGCAGCGGGTGCTGCGAGCGCGTCTGTACTTGGAAAAGCTGGATCTTCACGAGTCGGCCTCCACCGCGAAATCGATACTCGCGTCACCCACCGACAGCGGTTCGCGCGGGTCGCTCTCCGGCACCAGCAAGCAGCCCCAGGGTTTGCTGTCGATCAGGTACGCGATGTCGTCCTTGTTCTTGCGGCCGACCACCTTCTCAATCTGTGCGGGCGACTTCAGCTCGGGCTCGGTGAAAACGTCCTTCTCGTCGAGCCCGTATATCTTGAGCAAATCGATCGCCGTGCTCTCGTCGATGAAGGCGCGGCGCTTCTTGCCAGCCACCAGTTTGAAGCCGGTCGGCGCCCGGCCGGCCTTGGCCTCCTCGTTGGCGTAGGACTCGACCTCACGAACCCACGTCTTGAGCACGTTCCTGTGCGTCAGCAGCCGGCCGAGATCGTCGGGCGTCATGGTGTTCGGCTCCCGCAGGATCGGCTCGTCGCTGTTGGCGCCGAACTCGACGCCGGCGATCTCAAGCGCCCGCTTGTACAGCATCGGGCACACCGGCGCGGCGTCGCAAAACTTGCAGTGATCGCCGGCCGAGAGGTAGGCATCCGCCCACTCCTGGGGGTCCATCGTCTTGTGGCGGGCCCCCGCCACCTCTGTCCGCTTGGCCACTTTGATGATCTCGGCCGAGTAGTCGATCAGGTCGAGCGGCGTAGTCGACCATGAGCGCACCGGACCAGCCTTGTGCGGACATCGCGGCTGAACAAGGCTCAACTCGATCGTGGCCAGCGGCCGATCTTCGACGGAGGCGGCGCCGAGCGCGTAGTACATCAGCTGCATGTTACGCTCGACTTCGACGGGGACGCCCTGGCCGTGCTTGTAGTCGAATATGACCAGGGCGCGCTCCGACGGCTTGTAGATGCAGGCGTCATTGGTGCCGAAGAAGTCGGAGTGGTATTCCGGCAGCGCAAAACGCTTCTCGATAACCAGGACGTCGTTGGGCCCGCAGTTCTTGCGCACCGCATCGAGGTACGTCTGCACGGCGTCGGCCATATCCTCGTCGACTTCGTAGGCGCCCGGAGCCTCTTTCTTACTGAAACCGGGCGCACCCCCGGGGCCACCGGTCGGCAGCACGAACTGACCTAGAAACCGCTCGGCGTTGTAGCCGAACGTCAAGCAGTGGGCAGCCAGCGCGTGGGCGGCCGTGCCCTCCGCCGCGTAGTGCGACGTGCGCGGCGGCATCGTAGCACAGAGGTAGACGCTGCCGGGGCAGGCCGACCACCGACTGCAGGACGACGCGCCGAGACGGGAGTGCGCCAATTCGGTCATGACGCCCCCGCGGCCGTTGCCCGCTCGATCTGCGCCGCCCTGACCCGCTGCCAGCGCTCGGCCCAGGCGCGCACCTTCAGCAGCGCATCACGCTTCTTGGTCAGTAGAAAGCGCTGGCGGCGCACTTGTTGCCGGCTGGGGGCGTTCGGGGCGAACTCCACCCGCACAGACGGCCGCTTGTCGTACCCCGGCACGGTCGACTTGCTACACCCGATGTTCTTGTGTAGCGAAAAAACCGTCCGCTTGCCGGGGCCGATCAGATTGCGCGACCGGGGTGGACTAACGAGCGGGGCCACCGCCCGCCCCACCGCCGCGCCGATCGCCCTGATAGCGGAACTGATGTGAACCCACTGCATGTATCACGCGCCCGCCCCGACTTCCTTGCGGCAGCGCGCCACGAAAGCGGTGTGGTCGGCCTCCTTGACCTCGGGGATGCTGTTGGCACCGAACTCGTTCAAGACGCTCTTGGCCAGGGGCAGCCCCTTTTTCTGCACGACTTCCCGAATCGCGGCGTTGAGATCGGGGATCGTGAATGTCTTCGGGGCCTCCACCGCCTCGAGGTCCGACGGAGCGTTGGCCTTGTCTTCGCCCGGCGCCGCTTTCTTCTCGGCGGCATCCGCCTCGGCGGCGAACTTTTCGCGCATCTTCTTGGCCGACGCGGCAACCAGTTTGCCGTTCTTTTCCGGCAGGATCTCGATCAGGTGGGCGTTGGCGTCGTCCAGCGCGACGACCTGGTCGATATCAACGCACGCCTCGAAGAGACCGGCGAGGAAACTGGATGCTTTGCCCGGCTTGTCGAAGGGCGTCTCGGTGCCGGCGAGGTCGGTCACGACGATGTTCTTATTGTCGGGAGCCGACGTCTCGGTCACATCCAGCTGCACGCCCTCCTTGGGCGCCGGCGCGACCGTCGGTTCGCTGTCGCTGGTGCTCCCGACGGAACCGGGTGCGCAACGCGGCTCGACGGCGTCATTGCCGAGAAAACGCTGCATGTCCTGCAGAACTTCGAAAGCGGAACCGGTGAAGATGGCTTGCATGGGCATTGAAAGGTCTCCTTGTGTAGACCGCCGGNTTTCTACAAAGCCGACAAGTGATTGAAAAAAGGGACTATTCCGGCGCGTACAGATCGCTCACCGGATCGTTAAACGGCTGCTTCGGCGTCGTGCGGACCAGTTCGTCGAAAACATCGGGGTTGCTCTTGGACTGCTCGACACGGGCTTTCAACCAGCCGGTGATGGCGGCGTCCGCCATCGCGATCGCATGGTGCTTCTTGATCTCACGAATCTTGCAGTCGGCGTTGGCCTCGACAAAGGCGCGCAGCCAGTTGATAACGGCGGCGCCGGCGGCTTCCGTGGCCGCGCGCTGCAGATCATCTTCGAGGGTGGGCACCTTCTTTTCGGTCTTGTCAGGCTTGCGCAAAATCGGTTCCTCGGTTCACATTTCAAGTCGGGTGCGGACTTCCTGGAAGCACCGCCCTGCCGAGTTGAACGGCGGGGCCACCACTAAACCCGTGAGCGCCTTGCGGCCAGTTCCGCAGTCCGCACCCTTGAAAAATCACCACGTTGGATGGCCTTGCAAGGTAGCGGTCCCGGGTGGGGCGGCCGGCGGGAGGTCAGTTGGCCAAGCCGCCCCGGGGGAAACCAAGATTGAGATGATCCACTTTATCGAGGGCCTTTTAAATCTCCAGCCCCATAGTGGGCCTCCTTTTTGTTCGGGTTGATTTCTTCGTGGTCACACTGTAGGAAAAAACCTACATCTTTCGACTTAGCCCGTCAACCCAAAATAATTCGACATCGCCCGATTTTTTTTCATAGGCGATCCGAGCACAGGCCAGCGCCGCCGACAGAGCCTCGACATCAACACGGCACCGGTACGCGACAAGTCGCACCTCCGCGGGATCCGCGCACACCACCCTCGGCCCGCGAAGCAGCTCCGCGACCGCGCGGGCCAACCGCCGATCGTACCCGCGCCGCCGGCCGGGGGTCATCCGAAATTCTCGACGACGTAGTGCGCCAACGCCAGGGCGTCGGCTTCGTTGTCATCGCCCGGCACGAACCCCCAACCGATGACGGCGTCGATCACCGCCGCCTTGCTGGCGTTGCCTTTGCCGGTGGCGAACCTCTTGATCGTCCCGACAGGCACGCCCTCGTAAGGGATCTTCGGCGTCTGCTCCTCACACCACGCCTGCAGCGTGGCCATGAGCCCGCCGTAGACGTGCGCGGCGTCGACCCCCTTATGCCCGCGCACCTCCTCGTAGTAGACCGCCGTCAGGGGTGTCGCGGCCTGCACCTCGTCGAGCCAGTGGCGGAAGCGTAGGAAACGCATACCGCCCCCGGAGTAGCGGTCGTTGGCGAACGACTGCGTGCCGGAGACAAAAGTGTGGCCGTTCGCCAAGCTGGTGGCCAGGGCGAAGCCGGTCTTGGTGCCGAGGTCGAGATTGAGCGCTTTCATGACGCCAACTCCACCCGTGGATAACTCAGACGTATGTCGTCAGCCAGTTGCTCGCACTCGGCGGGCGTCAAAGGCAACCGGGAGAGGAAGGCGTTCACATCCCCCGATGACCCCGCCGCGTCAACATCCGTCGGCGAAACCGGCACCAACTGCGTGTACGGCTGTTTCGGCTCGGCCGGCCCATCGGCAATCAGCCGCGCCGCCGCGGCGTTCATCTCGGCCAGCCAGTGGGCCTTGCTCTTCGGCGGCCGATCGTCATGGCACTTGCCCTGCATCTGCGCGTCGCGCAACACGGCCAGGCAGCACATCGCCTTGACGAGATGCGGCAGCCCCGAGTCGGGATCGATGTCCTCGCCCTCCCAAGCGGCCATCAGGTGACGCATGGCGGCGTCATAATAGACGCTGTACCTCACGCCGATGGCCCGGTAGTTGTGCCTACCGTACTTCAGCGCGCCCTCCAGCATGCCCAGCCCCATCTCAAAAAGAACGGGCGCCGGCAGCGTTGAAATAGGCGCCTTGCGGGCGCCGACCGCGTCTTTCGGGTTGGGTTCCTTAACCGTTGATTGCATCTCCGGCATCAACACCCTCCTTGTTCATATACCTCTCGGCTTTTTCGATCGTGCGTGTGGTGGGGCTACGCCCGCCCCTCTTGAGATCGCTCACGAAATTGGGGTCACCCATGGCCAACCGGCCAAAGGCGGAATTCATCATGCGCTTTCTCGCGCAAAATCTTTCGATCTGCTTAATCAAGTTGGCTGTGGGCTTGTTCATGGCCGACAGAGTAGCGAAAACGACGAAAAAGACAATAGGATTTTTCCTACAAATAAAATTGACCGGCTACAGGCGTCGTGCTATTTGTAGGAAATAACCTACAACACGGAGCGACCGAAATGGATGTTATCGACCGCGCGCAGGTCAGCGAGGAACTGTACCGACGGGCCGCGCTCCAAGCGCGCTCGCAATCCCCCGCCTCCGAACCTGGCGACACCTACTGCGAAGACTGTGGAGCCGAGATCCCTGAGCCGCGTCGGCGCAGCGTGCCGGGCTGCCGGCGGTGTATCGACTGCCAGGAGCAGATCGAAAGGCGCGGGCCATGACCCGCCTCAACATGTCAAAAGCAAACCTGGCTGACTTCGATCCGAAATGGCTGGAAGCCGGAGAGATCGCCTGTACCTGGCCGCGCGGGCCGCGGATGGATCGGTTGAAAAACTGGTCGTCGAAGAGAAGGAACCGTTGTGATGCTCTGGTCCGACTGGTTTTTCCCGATGCACGCGTACCTCGTATCAACCGGCGTCGACTGGTGGGACGCGGTGACGGTGGCGAGCGAGTATGCATGGAGCAAGGTAAATGACAAATCAAATCTAGGAAGGATGCAATCATGAACTGTCAACGCCGAAACCTCGCCGTTCTGGCCTATGCCAACGGCTTCACCCTCTGGCACTACGCCACGGCGGATGGTGCCGCCGACGTCGACACCCAGGGCTATTTCAACGGGGCCAGCGACATGCTGCGCACCGGCGACATGATCATGGCCAATGTGGCGACCGGCGGCACGCCGGCGGCCGGGATCTTCCTGGTCAACGCCAACGCGGCCGGAACCGTCGGCGTCACCAATCTGACGGGAGCCAACGCGGCGGAAGTCGCGGTCGAGCCAGTGTGAGAGATCATGGCTGAGATGACACGCGAGATGCTGGACGAACTGCGCCATCTCTCCCACCTGGAGAAAACCGATGAGTGAATGGACCGACGACGAAATTTCGCGCATTGCCAAAGGCCTTTGCTGTTCGAACGGGTGCGTCGGTGGACACCATGGATCGTGCCTGTCCTATCAGGTGGAACCAGCGGTTCGCGCCGCACTCTCCGCCGTGTGCCGGGTGCCGGATGGCCTTGACGCGGAGATCGCGCGGCTGACCGACCTGTGCGAGAGGTTGAGGATGGAGGCGCAAACGGCCACCGTCAACGAGGTTTACCAATTTGCGACGGGCGCCACCGGCGAACCCGGCAACTGGCGCGGTTCCAAACCAATCAAGACGGCCATCGACGCGTCATGGAACGAGGCCATCGACGCGGCGGCGAGGGCGGCCGAACTCGTAGAATGCATAACGGTCGACCCGCTGACGTTTAAACATTTCGCGTCATGCACGGTTAAAAATGCCGCCGCCATCCGGGAGTTGAAGCGATGACCGACAGCATCATCAAGGCGTTCGTGGCGTCGGCGGCGATGTTCTTCGCGCTGTACGTCTGGCTGGTCGCGGTCGGGGATACCGGGTTTGGAGGAATGTAATGACCGAGAAGACCAAATTGGCGGCGCGCGAGGAATCCGACCGCACCCGGGTGATGGCCCTGCTGCTGCGCCCGGCAACTCTGCCGGCGGTTTGAGCTGGACCCTGACGAGAAGACCGTGAAGCGTTGACCGTTTAGGCGCCCCACGGGGGCAAGGAGAGAACATGGACACCACGAAGTGCAGCATTCCGTGCCATTCGATAGTGAGGGCATAGCAGATGGAGTGGCTGCCATACATCGCTGCTGCCTTGGCAGCAAGTTCACTTGCCTGTTATATACGCGGTTTCTGGCCGTGGTAGAGAGGACAGAGACCGTGGAAGGCGACATTGAAATGTACAAGGCGTCCCGGTCAAAGCGGTAGGCCGCTATCATCGACGTGCTGCCGTTGAGGCACCCCGCCGATGTAGAACCGTTGACCCGCTGTCGGATTTGTCGGACGATGCCTCCATACACCGATCCGCGAAAAAAGAGAGGACGTCCGATCTTGCCTTCAAAAAGCAAACTCGACATCGCGCTCGCCGTCGCCGCCCGCCACCTGCGGGTGTTCCCGCTGGAGCCCGGCACCAAGTATCCCTCCATTGACAATTGGCCGGAGAAGGCAACCACCGATCCCGCCGTCATCCGCCGGTGGTGGACCTGCCCGGTCACCGGCTGGCCGGTCAACCGCGACGTGGCCGTCGCCACCGGCCAAGGTCTCCTCGCCGTCGACATTGATGTCAAGAACGGCAAGCCCGGCGCCGACACCTGGGCGATGCTCGACCTCGAGCACGGCGACACGCCTACGCTGACGCTACGCACGAAGTCAGGCGGCCGGCACCGGCTCTACGCGACCACCCGCGCGATCGGCAACGGCGCCAACAGCCTGGGCGAAGGCGTCGATCACCGCGGCGAACGTGGCTTCATCAAATGGTACGACGACGTCGAGACCGATCTACCGATTGCTGCCGCACCGGCCTGGCTGACAGAACGTCTCTCCGAGGCCCCCGAGTCGCGGCCGGCGGGTGACGCCGTCGTGCAACCCGGCGCCGATCTCAACAGCGCGGCCAACCTCACCCGGGCGATCGACTACCTGTTGAACCAGGCCCCCGAGGCAATCGAGGGCCACGCCGGCGACGACACGACTTACCGCGTCGCGGCGGCGCTCAAGGATTTCGGAATCAGCGAAACCAAGGCGCTCGATCTGCTGCTCGACCACTGGAACGAAAACCAGATACCCCCCTGGCCGCAGGACGATCTGCAACGCAAGGTCGCCAATGCCTACGCCTACGGGCAGAACCCCATCGGCATCTACGATCCCGCCGCCGACTTTCAACCGCCGCCGGGCACCGCCGACACCGCGACGGACTTTCACCCGGGCGACACGCCGCCACAGGACAAAACCAACCCGGGCCCGCTCACCGCCCACGAAGTCAACAAAGGCGCTTTTCCGAGAGCCGAGCACATTTGGGATTTCGGCGTCATCGTCAAAGGACACCCCAACCTGTTCACCGGCGACGGCGGCGTCGGCAAGTCGACGCTCGACATCCAGCTCGGCCTAGCCGTCGCCACCGGCCAACCGCTTTTCGGCCACGACACGCTGCAAATGCCGGTCTTGCTTATCCTCTGCGAGGACGACTACGGCGAAACCAAACACCGGCTACAGGCGGCCGCCGCCCACCTCGGCATCGACCTGCGGGACGCGCCGCTGCACTTGTGGTGCCGGCCCAACGAGGAAAACACCCTCGCCATCATCGACGACATCGGCAACTGGACGAAAGGCCCGTTCTTTGGCCCACTGGCCCGCAAGCTACGTGCCATCGGACCCTGCCTGTGCTTCCTCGATCCAGCCTCCGATCTCTTCATCATGGACGAGAACAAGCGGCTGCCGGTGAACGCCATGAGCAAGGCGGTGCTGGGCTCGCTCACCAGGGCCACCGGCGCCACCTTCGTCGTCAACCACCACCCCTCCAAGAAGTCGATGGAAGACGGCAGCTTCTTCTCCGGCTCCACCGCCTGGCGGGCCGCGTTCCGTTCCATGATCTCGATGGAAAAGCCGGATAAGGATGGGCCGAAGCGCACACTACGCATCGCCAAAAGCCAGTACCGCAAGGACGCCAGCCTGCTGCTGTGGGCCGAGGACGGCTTCTTCTCCCTGGTGCCGTCGGCCACGGGTCGTGATGCGGCGGAGAAGGTGCGCGACGCCATCCTCACAACCATCCGCAGTTTACGCGAGCGGGGCATCACGGTCGTCAAGGCGCACGGCAACGGCCACAAGCCGGCTGACATCGCGGAGGCTATTCAAGTCAGCCACGGTATCGCGCTCTCGGTTAAGGACGTCGTCAGCCACCTGGGCTTTCTGGAGCGCGCCGGTTACGTGCGGTGGGCGCCCTGCACGAAAGGCAAGGGGGGCGCCCCCGCGACATATGATGTCGATCTTCCTGGCAACGCGTTTGCTAGCCCTTCGGATGGCGAGCCCTTTTCGCCTTCCGAGGGCGAGAGCGGCGACGACGCTACTTGAGCAATAAATGGAATGTTTTTGCTAGCAAAAAGAGGGTGAACTATCTGGTGAACTATGAAAAGCGGGGGGACTTTTGAGGGGGTCAAAAAGCAGCTAAGTCATTGACGAATTAGGGTGAACTATGAAAAAAGGGGAGATAGTTCACCTTAAAAGCCGAAAAAAGCTAACGAAAACAGCGCAAGCCTTTGAAAACGCTCAGTGAACTATCTGGTGAGATATGGGTGAACTATGGGTGAACTATGGTGAACTATCGGGTGAACTATCTCCCCCCCATACCCCCCCTACGCGCGCGAGGGGCGCCCGCGTCGGCCTGGGGGGCCTCGGGGCGCTCTCGGCGCGTAAGAAGGAAGGGATAGCAAGGGGTTTGCTAGAGGAAGAAACACATGGAAATTTGCTACTCGGCCGAATCCGATAAAAAATCAAGGATCGGCAACACCCGGAAAAATGCTACTTGGTCAAACCCTCTTTTCGAGCGGGCCGGGCTGGGCAGGGACGACGCCGTGCTGCTGGCGGTCGAGCCCGACGTCTGGTGGACCCGCCCGCAACTGCGGGATCGCGCCGCGGCCTACGGGTGCAGTTATGACGCGGTCAAATATTGGGTCGGTGCCGCCTGGCGCCGGTGGCGGTGGTTGGAGCGTCGCGAGACCGGTCTCGCGGTGCCTTGTGAGATTAGGGGCCGGCTGGGCGCCGACGCGTGCTGGTACGCATACCGTTTGAAACCAGTGGCGAAAATCGAGCGCCAGGCTGTTGCAGAGACCTTGAGGCTATATGGACAGCCCGAATAGGTGCTTCGCGCACCACGGGGCCGGAAATCGCATTCAAAGGGGTGTAAGAAAAGCCGGGCTTGGGGGCCCGGCTTTGAGGTGGTGGAGAACGGGGTCTGCTAGTCGGGTTTTGTTGCCTTGGCGATGGCGTCGACAACGGCGCGGTATCGGTAGTGGTTGGGGTCGTGGGGTTGCAGGACGGGCAGAAGGTCCAAGGCGTGTTTAAGCGCGGCCAGCATGTCCGGGGCGGCGGCGATCAGGCGGGCGTTGTCATCGTTTCCTGATTCGGGTAGGCCGGTGCCCGGAATTAAGAACGCAGGGGTGCCTTTTGATTTCTCGCCGAACCAATGCCCGGCGATGTCGCGTGTGACGTACCAAGGTCCGGGAGTGTGCGTCATGTTCAGGACTCCTTATCCAAAAATCGAAGCGGCCGACTCGTGCTTTTCAAGCAAGAGTTGGATGGCGCGAACGATCGAGCGCGAGGGGCGGCTTGGCCTGGTTGGCGAGAACCAGGCGCGGATGGCTTGCGGAGTGCAGCCGAGATCGCGCGCCATGGCGGTTTGCCAGCGGTCGCCGTAAAGGTGGACGCCGGCGTGCGCGATTTGCTGGGGGGTTGGGTTGGGGGGGATTTGCATGGTGGGGCCTTTCAACATTTTGAGCCACAGACGTCGCAGGTCGTGCCAAAAAAAGGCGCCCACTTCCAGGGGTGTTTTTGGTGCGAGTGCTTTTTGCCGTCGGCAAAGACGCATGTTTCGAATTCGACTTCCTTTTTTGCGCACTCATCACAAAGCACGCGGGTTATGGGGGCGCCGGGATGATAGCCTTTGCGGTCATTCCATCCGTGCATTGAGCCGTCTTGAGCGAAATAAGCCATGGTGGGGCCTTTCAATCCTGGAATGCGGATCCGTTGGCGGCGACTCGCAGGCAAAGCGCGGAAGCCCAACGGCGATGGCCAAGGGTGTTTATAACCAAAGACCGCGGCGGGTGACTTCGTGGTTGGCGAGGACGCCCCGGATTCCGGGCTCGTATTTCGCGCGGATGATGATGGCGAAGGAAGGATCCTCGCTGATGTCGCACACGTCGTGGTGAATGTGCCGGGCGTGTTGTTCGGCGCCGATTCGGCTTTTGCGGAAATCGGTTCCGACGTGGGTGCCGTCGCGCTTTTCGAGGCGGAGCATGAAGCGCGGCGAATCGGGTGAAGGCCGGACGGCGGCCGGCCGGTCAAAGACGTGCAAGACGTTGTTTGCGTCAAGGTCGTACGTCCAGCGTTTGACTCCCCAGGCCATCCACAAGGAAGGGGTTTTATTAAGGCGAAGGGCCATTATTTGGACTCCTCTTAAATCGCCGTGCAACCGGCCAGCAATAAAACGGCTAGGACGGTGAGGAAAAGAAACAGGTTCAGGGCGCGAAGGATTAGGGTTGGCAAGGCTTGGTTCCTTCTATTCGCGGTTTTCTACGTGTCGGGCGCGGCTATTCCTGCTTGGGGCTTAGATCCTGCCGGACGCAATACTTGACGTCCTCGGGCAGATCTGACCATTTGCACGCGTGATGGCTGTTGTGGTAGCGATAATCGGCGACTTGGTATGGCCGCAGTTCGAAGGATATCCCGATTCCCTGAAGGAACGGATAGGCGGACATTCCCCGGCCCCGCATGTAGCCGTTCCGGCCTTCTCCGCCGTAAATCTCGCGGTAGAAAACCGTGTATCGGTCGCAAGTGTTCGGGATGTCGAAGATGGCCAGTACGCCGTCGGGACAGTCGGCGTCAAGCCAGCGTTTGCTTGCACGGCGAGGACGAGGACGGTAGTCCATGGTTGGTTCCTTCTATTCGCGTTTGTGCTACATGTCGGCGTGCCGTCCACGTATTATCTGATACGGTTGCCGTTTGGCCGGAAATCGTAATGCAATTGCAGGCCGACCATGGCGGATTCCAGTGTCCCGGCTGGTATTTTGCCACGGTAGCGGACAACCTCGTAGTCAGGCGCCGCATATTGGTTGTGAGCGAGCACGTAAGGCCCGTGCCCGAGGTCGCTCAGCATCTTGACCAGCGCTGTGGCATCGGCACGGCTGTTGAGGATAACCGTGCAGCCGTTAAGAGTCTTGACATAGTGGGATTCGTCGTTGCCGTGGATGTCGCCCGCGTAAAAATTTGGTTCGCACTTGATGAGATACTTGGTCATGTCGGTATGTTCCAATCAGAGGTTGTGCATTTTATCGTAATCATCGTCAGAGATGGCTGCTGGGTGGAGCGGCCACCGAGACTTGATGACCTTGCCGAAGATCTCGGCCTCGGCCTCGGCGCGGTCGTCGGACAGAGAGAAAACAACCGTCCGCGTCCACCCCTTGTTCGTCACCTGCTGGCGGCACCAGAGGTCATGCCCGGTATCGCTGGCGCGGATCTCAAATTCGTGGCCGTCGTCGGTCAGGATCGTTGCGGCGGCTTCGGCGACGGTCAAATGGCGCCCGAGCGGTTCGCCAGAGGCGGTGTCGATCACAGTGTAGGTGACGTTAAGGTTGGGGTGCGCGGTCATTTGCCGGTTCCTTCTATTAGTCATGTCAAATCCGGTTGTGGACACACTGGGCCTATTTTTCATTCTTAGGTGTCAGGTAATCAAACGTCCCGCCGTGTCGGCGTGTCGCCTCCGCGATAAAGTCGGCGTCCTTGCGGTTGGCAAACGTCTGGATTTGGGTAAAGCCGTAGAGCGTGACACGGGCGCGTATCGGAGAGGACCGGATCGCGCGGATGTACCGCAGGGTTTGGGCGTGTGTGTCGGACATGGTAGGCGCCTTTCGTGTCGGGTTTGTCGGCGTTGTTGAGCAAAATATAGCAAACGGTTTGCTACATGTCAACAGGTGTTGTAGGAAAAATCCAACACGGGTAGAATGCGCACATGGCACAAGACATGATTAAAAAAGATGCACTGGGGCGCTTCCTGCCCAAAAAAGAGGCAAATGACCGTGATCGCGAGATNGCGGCTTTGGNCATGGGGGGCGCGTCGCCGGC